TTACAACACGCGCAAGGTGGCTGGGTTGATCGCCACCTCTTGGGCGGCGTCCCACCCAACGCCCCCCACGTCAGAGTCGAACTTGACCATCACCCGCAAGCCGTCGAATCGGGTGATGGTGCCATCCTGGCAGTGGGCATCGTCGGCGTCTCCGCGGGCCTCTGTCGGGACCCATCGCACCCGGTCACCTTCTCGGGTTTCAAGCGTCAGTGTTTGCATGTCCATGTCTGGTCCTCAAGTTGTAAGTACGGGGTTTTCTGCCAGTGCGCAGCACCTGGCCAGGTCAACGAGCCAGCGGGCCAGCTCGGGCGGGGTGTGCTCTCGCTCGGCCTTGCTCACTTCAGGTCGCCACCCCTGCATGCCTTTGACCAGCCGCGATCCATCCGGCAGCGTGCGGTGTTGCGCTATGACGTGGCTTGCCTCGCCAAGAGCCATCGGCATTGCAGGGATGTCACGCGGCCGACAGCCCACGATGTAGAGCCTGGTCAGCTTCTCGGCCCGATGGCCCCACCAGTGCTGCGAAATGCCCAGCGTCCAACCGCCGAATGCATCCACCTGGCCAGGCTCAGGGAGCCGTTGGGCCGCCCAGAGGGTGGAGGAATCCGGGTGCTCCAATACGCCCCCGAACTCCCGCACCAGCGCCACCGCCAGCCTGGCCAAGTTGCGCTCGTCGGCGCGCGGCTTCGCAAATGTTCGCAGGCGGCCCCACGAACGACACGGCGGGTGCGCCACCACAGGCCACGGCCCGTCGTATGTTCGCGCGTCGCGCTCAGCGTCGTAAGCGTCCACGCCAGGCAGCTGCTTGTAGATGCTGTCGGAGCGGATAAAAAGTTCTGCTACGGTCATTCCGATGCTCAGTTGTCTTGGTTCGCTTTGGCAAGCGCTGCATCGATCTGGGTCATCGCCTCGTCATCGCAAGCGTTCACGGCACCGGGGTAGGCGTCCTGATACCAATCCAGGCCGTTGCGTGCCGTCTCTAGTGCGGCCAAAAGGGCGCCATTGATCGCTTCCACCTTCTCGACACGCTTTCGGAGTTGTTCGATGGTGCGAGCTGCATCTGCGTACCGGTCCATTTCAAGCGCGGCGCGCTGTTGTTCACCACGTAGTTGGGTGACGATGTCGAACGTCATTTCAGTACTCTCCTTCGGGTGGGGTGGTCATTGCACTGCGCCGGCAACCGCCAGCGCTGCGGCATGGAGGCGGGCGTTGAACCAGCGGCGCAACACGTATTGGCGGGCGATGCTGATGGCGGTGTAGATCAGACTGATGCTGATGTTCTCGCCCAGGCTGGGGTGGAAGCCGAACCGGGGGAACACCAGCTGGTTGGCTGTTACGCTGAGCACCAGGCCGATGGCCGTGTTCATCAGTGCTTCGATCAGCGAGCCGAGGCGGGTTTGATTCATAGCGGTCAGCCCATGGTGGGTTGGATGGGCTTGCTCAAGACGCGAAGGTGCCCCAGCCCTTTCAAGAAGTTGCGGTACAGGTTGATGGCCACGCTGCGGGCTTCGCGGGCCACTTCGGGGCCGGCCGCGACGATGCGGCCGTCTTCGGTGACGATAGCGAGCTGGGCGGGCCGGCCGTCCACCGTGACCCGCAAGCCCTCATGGACAACTGCGCTGATGACGACGCCCTGCAGGGCGCCGGTGGGTTGGTTGCCGATCATGCTTTGGCGCTCCGTTTAGTCTTCGGCTTGGTGGTGATGACGGGTGGCGTAGCCGCTGGGCGCAGCAGTGCGATGGCGTGCCGGGCTTGGCTTTCGGCATCGTCGACGGCGTTGTGATGGGTGCCGACACGCTGCAGCAAGACTTCAGGGCGCAAGGTCTTGAGCGTGCGGTAGCAGCGGTTGTTGTAGTACGCCCATGGCAGTGAAAGCCCAGAGAGCCGATAGGCTGTAGCGACGATCACGTTGTCGAAGTCGGCGCCGTTGCCCCACACCAGCAAATCAGCCGGCCGCTGGTGCTGGCCCAGCCAGTGTGAGAACAAGCCCAGTGCATCGGTGACGCCCAATCCCTGGCGAGTGAAGGCCGAGCGCGCTTCGTCGGACTGGCGCAGCCACCACTTCACCGTGCCGACATCCATCGTCATGCCGAGCTTCACTGACGAAGCCAGGTCGACGTCGATGTAGAAGCGGTCGCCGATCTGATCGGACTCGGGATCAAAGAAGACGGCTCCGATGGCCGCCAAGGCGGCTGTCGGGCCTGTGCCCATGGTTTCCGTGTCGAGCATCAGGTTTTTCATGGTGGGGGTTCTTTCTGTGATGAGGTTGGGTTCACGGCCTGTCCGCGCTTGTGGGCGATGCATGAGCCGATTCCGCAGGCCGCTTGCGCTTCACGGCATAGTCTTTGTGCACAACACCAAGACTCTTGTTTCCCACGGCATGGGGTTGCACCCATGTCCAGCGGCCCGCTTGGAACTGCCTCAGGTGCCCGCGGCGTAAGTGAACGCGCGGTGATGAGTGCGTTCCACCGGTGGGGCCGGAGGCCTCAGGCGTTCGGTTCAGGTCGACCACCAGGGTCCGGTAGGAATAGATTGGCGGTTTCCCCTTCTTTTTCCTCGCGGCGTTCAGTGCGTTTGATGGAGGGTGTTCGACCTGCCTGACGTTGACGCAATTCAGTACGCTGAGAAACGCCCAAAGACATCGAATGATCCCGGCGGCTTGTTCTTTGTGCGAAGTTGGCCAAGCTCTAAGGACAGCATCCGGCCCGGTTGCTGTGACCTTGGTAGTGAGCGCGAGCGTCCAATGCTTGGTCGATCGATTGCGAACAAAGATCCATGCGGCGATGGTGTCTGGGTCGATCTGCTTCGCAAGCACGCCCTGCAAGTCCAATTGAGTGGACCGGTTCCTTTGTTCCTGCGTGCTTTCAAACCAACACACGTCGAACGGTAGACGCAATGCTCCAGGGAGCATCTGGATGCCCTCAAGAGTTGCCTCTTCGCCGATGTCGAAGCAGATAGCCTGCTTGGCTAGGGACTCGGCTTCGTCGACGGTGCTTTCAGTGGTTCCGGCCTTTTGTATCGGGCTCAGAACCCCATCGAAGCTGTACAGCCGGCTTCCGAACGCCTCTAGCAGATTGTGAAGATGGGTGGTCATGCGTAGGTCTTGGTGAGTGGCTGGTTCACGGCTTTGCCTTTTCGGCGTACCGCGTTGGCGAGCTGTGCGCGATCTGAGTGGCTGGCGGTGGCCTGCCTGAGAAGGCCGAAGTAGCTGTTCGCGGTGGGTGCGAGCTCTGCCTTGGGGATTTGGTGCACGCGTTCGATGGCGTGGCTCACGGTGCGCCGGCGTGTGTGGCGTCGCCACGGTTTGAGCACCTGGCCAACGAAGTCGATGCCGCGGTCCACGGGCTGTTGAATGGTCTTGCGTGGATTCGCCTGCAGGTGCAGGTGCTGCGGTAGCCACTCCTCAATCTGCAGCCGTGCCTGGTGCAGCCATTGCGGGCTTTGGTGCACCAGGATGAAATCGTCGACGTAGCGCACGTAGTGCTGGGCTCGCAGGCGATGCTTCACCCATTGGTCGAAGTCATTCAACAGCACGTTGGCAAAGAACTGGCTCGACAAATTGCCGATGGGCAGGCCGTGGCCGCTTGGGGCATTGAACAGGCTCTTGTGTGGCGGCACCAGGGCCAGCAGCTCACGGCGGCCACGCACCTCCACATCCAGCCTCGGGTCATGCATCAACACCGTTTCAGCGAGCTGCAGCCACCAGGGTTCAGGAATGCGGCGCGCGAGCTGGCAGAACAGGACCGACTTGTCGATGCTGACAAAGAAGTTGGCCAGGTCCATCTTGAGGTAGCTGGCCTGGCGTTGCCAGTTGGCCGTCACGCTGCGCACTTGGTGTTCCAGCCGGCGCACGGCGTAAAGCGTGCCGCGGCCCGGGATGCAGGCACAGCTATCGGCCACGAAGCCAGCCTCGAATCGAGGCGCTATGTGGTTGTAGAGCAGGTGGTGGACCACGCGGTCACGAAACTGCGCGGCCCACACTTCGCGCGGCCTTGGCCGCGTGATTGCGAAGCAAATGGAGCGGCCGGGCCGGTAGGTGCCGGCGACCAGCTCACTGTGCAAGACGTAGAGATTGCGCTCCAGCATGGCCTCGAAAGCCAGTGCACTGGCGCTGTTGCGCTTTGTGCGCCGGCAGTCGAGGTAGGCTTGCGCGAGGAGCGCGAACAGGTCTGAATCTGCGGACGGCCACCGCACCGCCAGAGGCGCTGCGGTTGTTGTAGTTGACGTTGCCGTTGTTGAGGTTGCAGTTCCAGGCGTAGGAGGAACTATCGCGCTATCCACGCCGGCGCTTCGAAGGCTGGTGCCAATCAAAGTGCCGGCTGCACCGGACCGGGCCCACCTGCAGGCGGCGGTATCCGTGGTATGCATGTCCGTGGCTTCGTGGGCCAGGGGCGCGACCAGATTCATGCGCACGGGCGTGAGAGCCTTGGCTGTCATGCTGCAGGCGCCCTGTTCGAGTGTTTGAGCCAGCCGCCGGCTTGAGCGCCGATGCGCTCAAGCAGCAGCACCGCGGCAGACCACTGTTTCGTCTGAATGGCCCGTAGATCATGGGCCACCCGCAGCGTCACCGTGGTGGCCCGCAGCAGCACCAACAACCGATCGATGTGGCCGGCACGATCGGCGCGGCGCGTCACGTTGGCCAGCGCCATCTGTTCCAGCATGTCGGAACAGCCCTGGATGATTTTTTCGCCCAGGGAGCGCTTGAACCCGCGGGGCATGTCGCGTTGGATCATGTACCCCATCGCCAGCAGCTCAGTGCCGGTGCGGTAGATCGGAAGGTCGGTGTGCAGCTTCACGGCCAGCTCAAGTCAAAGGATTGAAGGGTTCAAGGATTGACTCTGCGGACGGCCACCGCACCGCCAGAGGCGCTGCGGTGGCGGTAGTAGACGGTGCCGTGGTAGAGGTGGCAGAACCAGGCGTAGGAGGACTCAGAGTGCGGCTCGCACGTCCAGAACCACGACAGGTCCGCCAAGCGGTTGTATCGGTGCGCGACGATCAGCCGTGCCTCTTGTTTGGTGGGTGCGGAGAGGCCGCGGTCTTTTGCCCATTCCTGGGCTTCGTCGAAGTCAAGGCCGGTGGTGTGGGTGACAGCCACCAAGTGGTGTTTGATGGTGCCGTCTTCGTTCAGCACGGCGCCGGCGTACCACTCGTCTCCGGTGAGTTGGATCACTGCCGCCGGGAGCTGCAGTGCCTGGGGTTTGCGCGTCAATGCATCGATCAGCGCGGCCAGCTCCGCTTGCTTTGCCTGCACGAGTTCAAGGGTTGCTTCGGTCATGATGGGCTTTGCCTTTCAAAGGGGTCAAGGATTCAAGGGGCCAAGGGAATCAAGCGGACGGCCACCGCACCGCCAGAGGCGCTGCGGATGAGGTAGCCGACGTTGCCGTCGAGGAGGGTGCAGCCCCAGGCGCAGGAGGCATCGTCGGCGTCGTCTTCGCAGGTCCAGACCCATTCCTGTGGCAGTAGGTGCGGGATGGTCGAGACCAGCAACGAGCCGATGGCGCGCGTAATGAGCTGGGCGCCGATGCCATTGGCCCAGGCGCGCTGCACGTCGGCACTGGCACGCTTGGGAGGCTGGGCGTCGAGCTTGACGACGGCGTAGTGCTTGCCATCGGCGAGGGTGATGACGCCGCCAAACTTGCCGTCATGCAGGGCGGTGCCGAGTTGTGGCAAGGATGCGAATGGGATGGTTTGATGCTCGGGCATGGTGGTCTTTCGATGCTTGGGTGGTGGTGGTGGTGAAAGAGTCAGGCGACACGCTGCACGGTGCAGAGCTGCGCGCCGATGGCGACCTTGAGCTTCGTGCCGGTGTCGCGCGTGTACTTCCGCGCAGCGGCTTGGATGGCCTTGCCGTACACCTTGTCGAGTTCGGCGGTGGGGTAGGTGCTGCCGTTCGGCGGCAGCTTGGCCAGGCGCTCAAACAGTGGGCCCCACTTGGTTTGATCGGGCTCTCGGTGTCGGCCATTGGCCAGAGGCTTGAGCTTGATCTGGATGGCGGCCACGTCGATTTCCGGCAACGGTGCGGGGCGCGTGCCTGGCCGGCGGCCGGGGCGCTTGGCGATGGGTTGCGTGAGCTTGTCGACGGCTGCTTGCACTGGCTGCGCGCCATCGTCAATGCGCTCGGCCAGCGTGCGCTTGTCAGCCGCCGGCGCGGTGGCCATGGCCTTGGTGTGCTCGGCCACCGTGCGGGTGTCCAGCGGCGCGGTGGGCTTGGCGCGGCTGATGGTGGTTGTGGTCTGGCTGGCGGGCAGCATGAAGACCAGCTCGTTTCCTACGCGGCGCCGGCAAAGCGCGCCCAGTTCCATGGCTTCGGCCAGGTTCTGCTCAACCAGGCGCGGCTTGAGCCCTGTGATGGTGATCACCTCGGCTTCGGTGACGTGCGATTTGCCGGCGGTCAGGGCGTTGATGACGGCCTGGGTTGGGCGATTGAAGAATCCTGTGTTCATGCTGCTGCCTGGGCAAGTTGTTGGTACAGCTCGGCACCGTGAATCGTGTCGGGCTGGACTTGGTGTGTTTCGATCAGCTCGCGGAAGTGGTCTGCCAGTGGGATCACGGCCGCTGCGTAGGTGGGGTAGGTGGTGAGCACGTCGAGCGAGTCGCCCAGGGCTTGGTCAAACAGCGGTGCGAACTGCGCCTGCCAGGTGTAGCCGTCGAGGCATACCTGCTGCAGGGTGCGCAAGGCGCTGTGCATGCGCCGCAGGCGTTGTTCGTCGATGGGTTGGACAAGGGCAATCGTTTGTGTGCCCATCAGGATCTGCCAGCCGATGGCGGCCAGCGTGGCCGTGGCTTCGTCCCCATCCTGGGCCTCGTAGGCGTTGATCTGCTGGGAGCGCAGCACCGAGGCCATGCGCTGCACGGCGACGGCTTTGGCAACGTGGTTGCGGTTGCGCACATCCGTCATGCGCTGGAATCGGTGCTGCTTGGCCATGGCTTACTTGCAGTCGCCCATCAGCAGCGGCACGCTGGCCAGGCCGCTGCGGATGGTGTTGATCAGCTCTTCGGACGCGGCCTTGTGCACCTTGTCTGCGCGCATCAGCTCATAGGCAAACGTCACAGCGCCTTGCTTGGCGCGGTACTTCAGGCGCGATGTGATCGCCCAGGCGGATGGGTCGCCATGGAACACGGGGATGCCGATGGCGAACTTCTCGAAGAGCTCCATTTCATCGGTGGTGCCCTTGTCGGGGTCGGCGATGTAGGTGAGGCGCACACCACCGCTTTGCAGCCGCACCGAGCTTTTCAGTACACGCTCTTCGTTCATCACAAACTCGGTGGCCATCTTGTGCATCTGCAAGCTGGTGGGCATCTTCCCGTCGCTCGACGTGATGTCGTCTTCGTGGTCTTGGATGAAGGTGGCGAATGCAACCTGATCGAAGAACTTGCGATCGTGCTGCTGCCAGGCCTTCCACTCGGTGCTCATGTCCGGCGCGAACTTGGCCGTGTGGGCACGCCAGCCGGCGTCTGCCTTCGTGTGTTCATCGAACACGGCGGTGAAGTCGAGCGCGAAGCTCTGCGGGTTGAAGTTGCACCACACCACCGAGCCTTCGGTGGCATGGCGTTGCACGTAGGCCAGGAAGCTGGCGGGGTCAGCAAAGTTGGCCAGGGCCTTGGTGCGGCGCGGGTGCGGCAGCAGGGCTTCAAGGTCGACGCGCACTTCCTTCAGCTCATGGCCCTTTGGGATGGCGTAGTGAACGATGTGCAGGCCTTCCACGTCGGTGGGTGGCGTGATCTGCTGCAGTACAGCTGCCTTGGGCAAAACGTCGGCCAGGGTTTCGGCCAGGTTCTTTTGATCGTCGATCATGGGTTCCTCGTTGTTGAGGTTGTGGATGGGATGGGGTTAGGCGATGCGGACTTCGCCGGCGGGTTGATCCACCGAGCGGACTTCGCTGGGTGCCTGGCCTGCGACACGCAGGTCCAGCTTGCGTTGGGCGGGGTTGTCGAGCGACAGGTTGCCCTCGACGGTGGGCCACATCAGGTCTTCATCGGCCTTCGTTTCGGGTACCTTGTTCGTCACCTTGGCCGCGATGGCCAGGGCGCCGCCGGACTTCTTCAGGTCGAGGGTGATCGTCAGCTTCCCGGGCTTGCCGGTTTCGTCAACGCTGCGCACGGCTTCGGCGAGCTTGTCGCTGCATTCGTCGAGGAACAGGCCGCCGCGCAGCAGGCGCAGGGTGTCGGTGATGGGCTTGGGCATGGATGTGCTCCGGTGGTGGTGATGGGGTGGCTCAGGCCTGGGCCTGGCCGGCCAGCAGGCTTTGCAGCAGGGCGTCGAGCTGCGCGTGCAGGTGTTCGACTGGGCCGAAGTTGTCGACCGTGGCCCACGGCTCAATCTCGGTCATCAGCTGCTCGCTGATGTGCGGGCGCACGGGTGCGGTGTTGCGCTGGATGCGCAGCACCTTGCCGCCGTGCTGTTGGATCCACGCCGCTTCGTTGGGGAATCGCACGTCGGTGATGACGATGCGGTCATGGATGGGGGCGTGGGGCAGCCCGAGGTTCAGGCCTGCCAGGTTCAGCCAGAAGTCGGCGCCAAGATGTTGGCGGCCCCATTCGGTGCCCAGCGTCTGGGCGAGGTGGCGGTAGCTGTGGCCGATGCCGGGAATGGGCTGCTCTTTCAGTGCGGGCTCATAGATGTAGGCGTAGTCAGAGCCGGCCTCCACCAGCATGGCCTCCAGCATGGTGCGCATGGGCTGCGCGAAGGCGTAGCGGGCGAAGCCGTGCACTTCTTCAAGGTGGTCGGCGGCCGTGTCTTTACCGGCGCCGGCTTGGCCCATGAGGCCGATCAGTTGGATGGTGGTCATCGTGTGGTCTTTCGTTGCACGGGCCGGTAGCCGTACCCGTTGTGTTGCACCTTGGTGCCGTATCGCGCCTGCTTGGTTTGGTGCTCTTGCAGCGCCTCGTGATCGCGCTTGAGCTGTGCCGCGAAGCCGCGCACGATGCGGCCCAGGCTGGGGTCATCAAGTGCCTGCTGCACGGTGAGGTCGTGGTAGCGATCACGGGTCTTGGCTAGGCGCTGCCAGGCCATGTGTTGCCAGTCGAGGTCGGTGATGGGCTGTTCAACGAGCTGCGGGCTGGTCATCACGCCACCGCCGTTTCTTCACGTGCGCCGCGGCGGGCGGCCAGGGCCTGGGCCTGCTCGGGCGTGGCGGGCTGGAACAGTGGCGAGGTGGTGCCATCGTCGGCCAGTACTTCCACCTCATGCAGCTGGAACAGGCCGCCCAGCGTCCAGTTGCACGGCTGGCCATCGGGCTCGGGGCGGGGTGTGGGTGCGCCGGTGAAACGGCCGATGCACGAATACCCCAGGTACGGCTCGATGGCGTCGAAGGTGGCGCCCGCGCCGGCGTCGATCAGGTCTTGCCCGGTCTGCACGGTGCGGCACATGGGGCAGATCAGCGCGAAGTCTTCGCGGCGCTGCACGCCCTGGGCACGAAGCGCGGCATACAGCTCGGCCACGGTGATGGTGATCACGGGCGCACCTCAAACACCGGGTCGACGATGTCGTGCCAGATCTTTGCCACTGCCATCCGGGCGGCGCGCCACACGCTGCGGCCCATGCGGCGGTGGTGGCTGTACAGGGCCCAGGCGTTGCGGGCCTGGCCCACCAGGCCACCAGCGAGCTGCAGCAGGGTGTGGGTGATGGG